GGACTATCGTCTGGCTAAAACCGGAACATTCTTTTCCTCATTTGGAACAGAATTCGCTCCATATGCTTACGATGGGCTTGATCAATGAAACGCAGTACTTCGATATCGTTAGATACCTTCACCTTTCGCTCCACTGTGGCAAACGGAAGATCTAGCATAGCTAGAACACCTTCCATTTTGTCCAGATGCTTAAACATCGCATCCAGTCCACGAAACCCTACGTCAATATCCTGTCTTAAGGCATCTGCCTCAAGGAGGTATCTATTGAGCATAGAATGAAGAACTGTCGCTATTCCAAAAAGGAATGCCGGATCTAGATTCTTCCTATACCCAGTAGGGATGATTCTCTCCAGCCATGAGGAGACTTTCTTGTCTCCGAAATCAGGTTCGTCGATTATATGGAACAGCCGATTAAGGCGTTCGATGGCAATTGCCTCATAATAAGGACGAAGAAGATTCCAGTAGTTACCATACTTATCTGGTACTGCTGGCATGATTGGTGGCATAGTTCGATTATGTTTAAAATAGTAAGCACAAACACTTACTAAATGTTCATAAGGAACTACGTCAATTATCCGCCCAAGAGAGGATGTCGGATTCATAGGATCCATTAATGCTCTTATTAATCACTGTGAAGACAACTTACGTTGTTTCACTAGTGAAACTAACAAGGAGATCAATGACATCTTATTAAACCAATTAGATGGTTTTGGTTTTGATCAAGGTAAACCCTTAATCGCAATCCAAAAGACACCCATTGGCTTACTACTGATCATCTTATTCATAAAATAAGATGCAATAGCAATACGACCCCGTAAAGAGTTTTGACCATAGAGTTGCTTCCATGATACTGCTGAAGCATCTGATAACTTAATACCAAAACGCTTTGCAAACTCAAAAACAGGCGAATCAACCGCAACCAATGATTTGGAAAGGTTGATCCCTATCCCCAACTTAGCACAGATCTTTAGATACTCATCCGCTATTTGAGCGTTGAATATTACTAGATCATCACCTAAAATCTCATACTCCTCATTTCAAGACGACTTATGGTAAACATAAGACGCAGAAAGCTGGAGCAAGAGATGATGTGTCAGTGCTAACATGTTTCAAGAAGACAAGGCCCCCATAGGTTGACCAACTGCATATCGCACTTTATTCAAGTGGATCCCGTAGTCAGCCCCTTTAGAAGGGATGACATAATCACGGGCTGTCAGCAGTTGGGCCCATGTACTACCAAGTTTTGATTGAAAGAGTGAATTCAGAAGGGCAACCTGGATTTCCACAGGAAGCCGATCTGTTGCACTAGACAAATCATAACTGAATGCCATTCCCGCCGACACAGCTTTACGCTGAGAGCGACGGAAAGAAGCATCCTGGTCATAGGTCCCATCATTAGGTAAGGAACGGAGTATATCACCAAGGTAATCATGTAATGGAGAGAGAAAACTCTGCGTCCATACATCTACCATAGCAAATATCCGAAGCTTACCGGCTGCCTCTTCCTTGAATTGAAGCTGTCCTATCGCGGCTTGCTGCGATTTCTTTTCTCCAGACAAGAAGTACTCAAAGGGTAAACCTTTAAGCTTCCTGAAAGAGAAAACCAGAGACTGTAACTGCTCAAATAAGAACAGTGAACCAGACTCTTGACTATATGCCTTAAATAAAGGCAGATAACCATACACATCAATTGTGTAAGCATCACGAACAAAACCTGTTCAAGAAACAACTGCACTCGGACTTGACTTTAAAAGTGGTAAAAGGGAGTAAGCAGACACTGATTTCTTTGGAATATGCGGCAGACGACGGACAAATTTGTCAGATCAGTCTGAAACACTACCCAAATAATCAGTGTCTCCTGAAAACGGAGCCAGAATAGTATCAAGCTTAGCCTTAACGGGAGCAGATATGATACGGTATAAGCCAAATATAGAAAGATATAATCTAACTGTATTAACTCCACCGACACATATTGCTCGCCGATCAGCCAGCTTAATAATAACTGGTAATCCACTCTTACTAAGTCTAGGAAGAGGCAAATCAGGTTCTATCTCTCTAAGAGATTTAAACGGTGACTTGGCAACTTTTCGTTGAATAGCTATTTGGCAAGCCTTTAAGTATTTTACTACATAAAGACTGCCATGCATCTGATCCATATGAATCAGATACTTACCAAAATTGTGTAAGAGGCGAACACGGTTTGTTACCTTTGTTGCAGTCAGAGTGGATAAGGATATAATCCGTCATCCAATCTCTGAAAGAACCAATAAGAACTGTTTACAGTCCTTAAGTGAAACCATAGCACCAGCTTCATATATATTCCGGAAAAGTTTCTTATTTGAGAAGAAGCCTCTATCACTAGCTCCAACACCAAGAGTTAGTCATAAATCAAGGTTTTCACACTTAATTAAGACTCAAACCACAAGATATGGAAAGAGATAGATATAAAACAAAGAGAAAATCTTTAACATTATATTTATTTCTAAATCGGAATATCACATAAACCCTTTTCTTGAGAAAGACATTGGCGCAAGCAAGCTAATAAAATAGACCTTGCCCTTCTGCTACTAGTCTTAGTAGGGATTCCTCCCACACTATTGCTAGCCCAAGAGAGGTGATTATGCTCTACGTGAAGCAGGTACCATTCAGCGGTTCCCAGTGATGGGGACTGAAGGCTAAAGGGTACCACCCCTGACTCTCACCGTTATTGGTGATAGCTAGTCAGGAACACATTTCAGCAGTCAACAGTTGGTTAAGTGCACATCTGAACAAGATAACCCCATTACGGGACCTTGTCAATCCGCACACAAAGTAGCTATCACGTGGATAGTTACTCCAAGTAGTTAAACTACTAAACTGGTTCCCGGCTTCAGTTGAAGCCTAAGTTTCCAGGGAGGCATTAC